TGAGTCATCGTTGGTCAATTCGCTTAGAACATCGTAGACAATACACTTGTAGAATTTGATCAGTTCTTCACGATTGAAAGTAAAAGATGCTGGAGGTTTGGGAAAGTCCCATTCTTTTTGACCGGCACAATCAATAGCAAGTTGTTCAAATAGTTCGTTCATAGCCAACTGCCCGTTAATACGTAAGGTTTCTGTCCACGTGGGTGAACATCAATTTGTCTGACTTTGAGTTTGGCCTTTTTAGCGTAATGTCTAGCACGACCCAAACTATGTGTGCTGATGTAATTACCCCAGCTACCATCGGCACGGTCAATCCATTTACCTAAATGGACATAGTATGTGGTTTTGGGCCAGCAATAATACTTTAGTCTGTAGTTCATTTGTCGTCACCATTAACAAAAACCCACCGCCCATCAACGCAAGTCCAGTAGCCTTCCATGTCGGTCTCCGCTCACATTGACCAAAACCGTTCCGTGCTGGGATCAACACAAGTGCCGCGATCGCCCCTGCGAATTTCGACATCCTTACCGTTCATCAAGCTCTTAACAGTAACTTTGAAGTCGGCATTGTGACGCAACACCATGTCAAGCTCGGCCTTTTGTTTACGTTTGGGCAGTTCATTCAACATGCTGACCAACATGCTGTGCATGTAGCCTGCAGCATAATCAGTGCCCTCGTCCTTGATCAGTTGGTCCAGTGCTGCCTTCAATGCTTGCTGATTTACTGTGTTTGCCATGCTGTTCTTCCCAAGTAGTGCTTCAGTTCAAGTATTATAGCGCCTATTTAATTGGGCGTCAACCGTGACACTATTCTGGGCGTTCGTTGCTGTTGTCCAACAGTTTTTTGACAAAGCTCACAGCCTTGCGTGGGGTGTCAAACACCATCTCTACTGGATGGTCCTCGCTGTGAACTGTAATGTAGTAGCCGTTGCCTACACGTCGGATCGTAATTTCGTCTAGTACTTTAATCATGTTGTTTAGTCCTTTTGGGTAAGTGACTATAACATGATTAAATTACTTTGTCAACGACGTTCTCTACCGAGATCGGCTTTTTTAGGCTTGGGTGCGGCACCAATGGGTCGAATTTCGACTTTTTTACCGGTTAATACATTGGGTTTGGCCGCTGGCTCCCAAGCAGTAGTTTGTACTTGGGTAAGCTCTTCCAGCAACTTGCCTTTTTCAATAATATTACGCACATAGAGATCGCCATTTTTTTTGGTCTCAACCTTAGAACGTATGGTAATCAATATGTTTTTGGGATTGAGCACATCATGTATAGTGATTTCTGGACGTGCTTTGCTATCACTAAATGTAGCAGTTAAGTCAACTGTTTTTAATTTTTCCAGCAGATTACCAAATCGCAATATTTTAAATCCGCCTTTGTCAAACTGTACCAGCTCAACGTTAGGGTCGCCTAGTGTAGCAAAAAATGTCACTGCGTCAGCAATGTGTGCAACGAAACCAACTTCTTGTCGGGGATTGGCTCGTTTCAACCCTTTTGCCAACGCTGCGGCAACATTTTCGTACATGTAGGACAGCGCCTCAAATTGATCGTCCCCGCGAGCGGCTTCGTATGTCTTGAGCCAAGGAGTTACATCAACACCAAAGTAATTCCAAAGTTTTATCATTGAGCCTGACTCGCTACCGCCCACTTGTCCAAACTGTTTAACTGGACCTGCTTTAAGGCTGGCATTTAGCTTGAGTCTTTTGAGGTCGCCATTCTCGTCCATGACAGCAACCCATACATCAACTTTGGTTTCTGTTTCACTAGCGGCGCCATCTGCAATGATTTTAATCTGATCTGCACGACCGTTTAGGTAAAAATACTTACTATATCGCTCGGCCCGTGCACTGTTAACATACGCAGCCGCACTGCTGTACTCGCCTTTTAGTGCGTCTTGATTTTCAGGATTCATTAGATCCTGATAGGGTTTGGTTTTCAATACCAGTCTAAAAGTAACTAAATCAGCATACTGGTTGTTGCTGTCCTTTACTTCTACTTGGTACTCGTCTGTGCCAACGTTTTTTAATTTGGCCAATACGTCAGCTATGTCTCCGGCTGTAACAGCACCAATTTCTTCACCAGGCTGGCGTTTGGTAAATTTAGCAAACATAGCAGCACCCAAAATGCCTTCTGCGATCTCGCCTCTATTGGCTAATTTTCCTGCATGTACAAATAATCCTGCTGAACTGCCCATCAGTACCCAGATTTGCCCGTCAGCATCTCTAAATGCCTGTTCACTACGGCCATTACCAACAGTGGCAACAACTTCGTCGGGCTCGTATTCGTCTGAACCAACACTAGCCATTGGTTCGCTGGTTACAATGCCATTTTGTTGGAGAATGGAATTCAGTACTTGGCCTTTGCTACTGTCGCTGACTGCGTACAGTGATCCCATTGGGTAATTGGCAATACTGGCTTCGTCTAGTTGATCTAATCGGTCTAATAAATCTCTCATCTAGTATTTAGTTAATTAAGGCTAATATCTTCCATACCTGCTGTTCTCAACCTAGTAATGTGCCCCAACATAAAGTTTTTGGATTCAAACGCTTTAATCACAGACAAATAGCGATTACGTACCAGTGCTACTTCGTTAATCAAACATTCAAAATCAATTACTTCCTGCTCGCCATCGGCATACTTTTCAGCATCACGACTGGTCAGTGCTCGATTATAAGCTTCTAGGTATTTTTGGAAATGTGTGCGTCGAATCTTTCGCAACTGAATATTCAAATAGTTCAGCACAGCTTCAATCTCTTGAAGCTGGCCAAATCTGTGTTCAGTTAGCCCGGGAAGAGCAGCAAGATTCTTTTCCAAATTCCCTCGTGTACCACACTCCAATCGAGCGGTTTCTAGTTCCTGTTCATAGTAGTCAATAAAGTTAGGTAATTGGCTGAGATCTTGTGTTACTGCTCTGTACCATGTCATACATCAATCGTCTTCGTCATCACCATTGAGATCATCGCCTAGGACAGTTTCGTCAAAGGCGCGTTTTAGGAAATTGTCAGTGCTGCCAATTTCTTCCAGTTCCTCATCATTCAAGCCAGCGTCAACCAAATAACTCAGTAGTTGGTCAGCAGCAGCTTGCCGATCCTTGCTGGGCACATACTCTTTCATTGACAAATAAGTTTCGACTAGCATTGCAGCATCAATCATTTTCTGTTTCCTCACTAATAGTAGGCGCAGTTTCAACACGGTGTGGGTTGGCTTCAAAGTCGGCCATTACACGAGTAAGGCTTTCATTCTCATTGCGTTCCCAGGCTTTGCGAAACTGTTTGATCACCGTGCCGTCTGACATAGTATATTTAAGACTATTGCCGTCTTTTGCCAGTAAACCCTTACCTTCAAACAGATCTACCAGTCCACTGTAGGGATTCATTCCGGTTTCGTAGGGGATTTTGATCTGCACACTTTCAAAAGGTTTGGCATAGCGTGTCTTCATGATCTTGCAAGCTGACCTAATGCCCTTGACTTCGGAAATCTTGTTGCCGTCCTCGTCCTCTTTCAGCTTGAGTTTACGCATAGCGACTACGATACTAGATGCATAGATAAAGCCCTGCCCACCTGAAATTTTGTCATCAGGGTCAAACATGTCTTGGCTAGCATAAGTATGATTGGTTGCTACTAACCCCAAGTTCAAATCGCCAAACATGTTAACACAGTTACGAACTAGTGCTGTCAGTGCTTTGGGTTTACGACCCATGTCACCTTTTAAATCACCTGCTTCAAATTGATTAACGTCAGTGGGTGTTAGCAACATGCCCAAGCTGTCTAGTACAAACAACACTTTGGGACGCTCTTCTGCTGGCAGTGTTTTATATTCTTTGACAAACTCACTGATCATTTTGGCCACATCATCAATCATGGCCATGTTGAGTTTTAGCAGTTTGTCGGCACTGGTGTCCACATCAAGTGCTTGTAACCACGCTTCGTCTAGTGCATTTTCTGTGTCAATAAGGATAACGTAGATGCCCTGTTGTTGGGCGTGTCTAATCAAATTACCACTACAAATAAAGCTCTTTCCGGCACCACTTTCACCAGCAAACACCGTTACTTTACCCATAGGCACACCACGGTGAAAACTGCCTGAAATTAGGTAGTTTAAGGCGTAATTTCCAGTAGAAACCCAGTCTGTAGGGTCGTTAAATCCAATACTTAAACCTTCAATACTCTTAGTAATGCTTTTGCGAAATTTCGCAAGATCAAAAGGTTTCGCCATATTAATCGTCCCTTGGCATTTCAGTAGCTTCCTGCACTAGTGCAGAGAGTTGTGCTAGATCAGACACCATCATTTTTACAGTCTTATAGTCACCTTCGTCGTCACGTCCTGACACTTCAAACATGTAGCCATTGTCATACATATTAACGGTGAACGATTCACTTACTTTGACAAGTTTGTCACTGATATGCGAAATTGTTTTTTTAGTCATTTTTTACTCCATAGGGTAGCTAGGGCCCATTACAGGCCCTAGTAGTTTTTACTGCTTTTGACGGTTACGAATCATAGCCAAAATGTCGTCGGCTTTCTGGACATTGGCTTTGGCTGGCGCTTGCACAGGTGCTGTAGGAGCTGCTGGCTCTTCATCATCAACATGATGATCTACAGCGGCTGAAACCACAGCAGCAGGCGCAGAGGGAGGCGTGTAAGGCCTAGCTGATCCGGCCGACTCGTCCAGTTGAACGCCTGTGGGCTTGAAGTGACTGGCCCAACGATCTGGATCATACTCGTCACCATTAACGCTAGCATGGAACAGTTCCTCAATGGTCTTGAGTTCTGCTGCTCCAGGGCGCTTGGGTAGGAAGTCAGCCAAGTTGTACAGGCCATACTGCTCAAGTGCGGCTAGTTCTGCGCTGTTTAGCGCAGTTTCTTTACGACTCCACTTGCTGGTGTTGTAGTCAGCATAGTCAGTGCCACTTTTAGTGGTTTTGACCACTGTAAAGTCTAGACCACGATCATAGTGTGTGGGCAGCTCTTCCAGCTCGGGATCCAGCAGGCTGCTTTTAATAATATTGTAGATCTGACTGGAGATAATAAAACGCCTAATAGGGTTTTCTGGATTGGAATCATCAGCTAGTGGATTCTCACGCACAAAACCCTGGAACAGGTAACTGCGCTTTTTCCAATATCGATTTGCTGTTTCTTTCAGTGACTCGTCCTTGTACCAAGGGCGAACCTCAGTTAGGATTGGACAAGTAGCTTTCCACATTTCCATGCAGGGAACGTGTACTTCAAAGGGACGTTGAACTTGCTGTCCTTTGATGCTGGTAAATGGTAGTTTGATAATTTCACGCTCAATCCAAAAGTAAGGATTGTTAGTGTCTGCGTCGGGGAGAAATCGCAATTTTGCTGTGGTTCCCATTGGAATGTTCCAATGTGGATAAATTGCTGAGTCCATTTTGCCGCCGCTTTCGCTGCGTGTTTGTTGCGCTTGTAGTCGTGCGCGAATGTCTGCTAAAGAAAGTGCCATAATTAGAGTCCTTATTGAATTTTATATTAGTAAAGTACATAGGCTACGAACCGAGCACCATGCCGAGTCAACCGTAGTGTATGTAAAGCTATTTAGCTTGAAACAATTATAGCAGCAGTTTTAGCAGAAAGCAAGGGGTGTGAGTACCAAACTTACTCAAACAATTTTAGGTACTGGTTGTGCTCGCCCCAATAGGGGTGGGCAGACGTTACATTAGTGGTACTGTATATGGAGTAATGGGAGGTAAAATGAGATCCATGATTAATGTGTACGCTGGGTTGGACAGAATTCCATTCATTCATTGTCTGCTGTGGTTCTAGTAGACCACTGTTGAGGACTAGGGCATTTGGTAGCAAATTTGTAAAATGCTGTACAGCGTCGTCAAACAGCATAGTAAGTTGATGCAGTGGCTTGTCGTGTTGACGCCGTTGTTGAAAGCCTGAGCTATTCATGCCCATGTAGTTCATATTAGCAATAGTGCCTTGGTCAAATTCTGGATAATCAAAATACCCCTCGGCATAAAGAACGTCATGTTCTAAAAAACTCACATAACGATAATTACCAGTTTCCTTTGCGGTATGTAACAGTTGTAATATCTGCAAAACCATGTTGAGATGTGAAGAAATATTGGTCCAAGCCAAGTATTCTCTAAAAGGATTGTTAGGGTGTGGTCTCCACATACAGGTAATAACATCAGCTCGTCCGGCTGCTGCGCGCCGTATAGATTCTAACGAGGCTGAAATAGCAGGATAAATGCGTTCATTGATATTATTAGAATAAAAAATACCCAACCTATTGGTCTTTGATTTTGGCAAAACTAAAATAGTATTTTCTCTTGCGCGTTCAGTTATGATTTCCCCGTCAATCTCTGCAACTACTTCTAAAAATTTTACTACACCTAATTGTGGGTCACCAATTATATTATTATCAGCTGTAATTGATAGTTGATTATTTTTGACTCGACTACGAACAATATCCGTAATATCAGCATCGCCATAACTAGCTCGTACAATATGCATAACTGTCCTTGTAAGTTTAACCCACTTCGGGTTGGTATTCTATACTCGACACTAGATCAGGTAAATTGTTCTCTAACCAGCGATAAATCACAGGTCTAGCATCTGCGTCGGGGTCAATTTCAGCATCGTCCCGCAGCTGATCTTCAAGTTCTTGACTACCGACCAAGTCTTGTATAGCAGCAACAGCATTCATGCCATCATCACCAAAGGGCAATTCGCTGGCAAAGAGGTCTTTGAGCAATTTAACTTCGGCTTGATCGTCAGGCTGATCTTCTACTTGACCCTCAATTACCGAGTCAACCCATTGCTCAAATTGCTCAACTACACCCATTCTGCCTAGGTGTGGCAAGGCTGCCTCTACTCGGGGGTCTATCGTTGGACGCACAAATAATTCACGTAGACGTACTAAATTTTCATCCAGAGGCTCATCATAAACACTGAAATGCTCAGCATAATAGCTTTCATAATAGTTGGGTCGATTGAGATTTTTTAATAGTCGGCCAATGTCTCGACTGCGTTGGCCGGCTTCAACAACCAAGTTCTGCCCACTTTCGCCAAGATATTCGGCTCGTCGCCCATATCTAGAGAACCGTTCAAGATCAAGTTTTTCTTGTACCAATTTACGAACATGCGTGCCATAGGCATCGTAGATATTGCCACCAGATTCCAAATGCGGCACTAGGGCACGAGCATAGCTTTCGCTGTTGATAGGCAAACGAAAACGCTCGCCCTGGCTGTTTTCTACGTAGATGGAATGAATACGATTAAAATTGCGCCCAGCTTCAGTGACACGGTTTACACGAATCTTACTGTGTACTGGCGCACGACGGGATTCCAAAGTAATGTCTTTGTCGCGAATGGTATTTTTTAAATCTGCGATAGTCAAATGATCTCGGCTAATATCTCTGGCATCAAATTTTAGCAAATTGCTTTTGGCATAGTGTCGCAAATTACTTAAAAAATCATACCAGATGTGCCTAGTCTCGTGATCCAGGCGTTGAGTAATGCTGCGATTAAAATACACTTTTAATGCGGTTTCATTTATGCTAACAGTAATGTTGCCAAAATTTTGTCGATCAATTACAAAATCAAAATTGAAAAATCTACCCTCTTCTGGATCAACTGTGTTGTCGGCATCGGCATTTCCCATGCTAACTGATGGAAAACGTGTGCGGATTTTGTCAAACAACCCGCTGGCAATTTTATTTAAATCTCTCATAATATGTATTTATGTTACCATCAAGAATGGCATGGGTTCCCTGTCACCATCTATAGTGTCACGTACTGCATCGTCAACTTCAACATCGTATTTTTGAACACGCTGTATCATGCGTATGGCCAAGATCAAAGACATTACTAGGTCATCATGTTGTCCGGTCTTAGCTGCATAGCTAGTGCCGTGTGCTATAAAGTTTTTAAGTTCCGAAATCAAGGGTTTGCTGTAGATGCGTAGTTTACGCTGTTCAACTAGACTTTTTAATTTAGCACAAGCAGCAGTTTTGGTCTTGGCAGTGGTAGCGAATCCTCGACGATATCTGCGCGAAGCTGTGGCACTGCTTTCAGTTAAAAACATGCCCTTAATATTTTCTTCCCCTATGCTTTGTATAACTACAAGGCCGGCTTCACCAATGGTATTGTTTTCTATACTGTAGTATAAATCTGTGGTGTGATCATCTACCACGGTACTGAGATACTCGAGTATTTCCACCATGAGTGATATCTGCTTTTGTATGATAGTAGTGTTGTGCCGCCATTCGGCCACTTGATGCAGTGTAGGCAGTTCTATTACTTGTATAGCGGCAGCATCACCGCCAGTACCTAGGCTAGGATCTAATGCTACTACATAGGTGTATTGAGGATTAGGTTTTTTGTACCAACGTATTTGCCCTTGACGTTCTATGGGCTCTGTGCCCTCCATGTCTCTAAGCATGAGTGGATTGATTAGTGTTTCTTCAAATATAATTGGAGTGCATTCGTGCTCACGCCCAAAACGCTCGGGCCCAATCTTGTTGCGTTCGCGTTCGCCCCATGCTGCATCACGATCTGGGTGTTGACTCCAAACTGCTTTGTACGCTCGATATCCATTGATGCCCAGTTCTTGTCTGTTACCAAACTCGTCAAACGTGTTGTTGGCTTCAGTCCAAATTTCCCAGAACTGATCTTCGTCACTGTTGGGAGTACTGGTGATAATTGACTTACCACCTGTGCTGAGCGTGGGCGATATGGAAGTCCAAAATTCACGGGCAATAGTGGGTCTAACGAATGCCAACTCATCCAAGTATAGTAAACTAATACTGCGACCACGACCAGTGTTTTCTGTAGTGGTTTGACTGATGATTCTTGAACCATTGTCAAATTCCAAACTGCCTTTGTTATAGCTGGTTACACCTGCTCGTATGTGGTCAGGAGCATTTTCATAACCAAAACGTATACGAGTCATGATCTCAGCAGCGCCAGCATAGATGTTGCTAGCCACCAATATGGTACTGTCAGGCACAAATTGAGCGTACCAAAGCAAATAGCCCGCTGCCACAGTGGTTTTACCCATCTGACGCGATACCAAACAAATACTGTGTTGATAGTTGTGATAAGTGTCAATCAAATCAATTTGAAATTCAAACGGCTCAAACAACATGCGTCCTTTAACCGGATGCTGAATATAAAAATGATTAGTGAGAAAGGTCATCGGCCCAGTCTGTGGATCCGCACAGGCAGCAAAATCCCTAAGCTGCTCAGGCGACATGGCCATGGGCGTATGTGGCTTTCTAACTAGGGAATAATCTGGGGTATTTGAGGCCATTGGATAAATATTTCTATATGCTGATGAATAATATGTTACTATATTATATATTTAGGTGATCTGTGTCAGACACCCTGTTATTATCTACCAGCTTTGAACCTGTATCCATACTACCCTTATCATTAATATCTTGGCAACATGCCATTAAGTTAGTGTTCCTAGAAAAAGTAACTATCTTAGAAACTTACCCTGATTGGATAATTCGCAGTGAACGGCTAGCAATGCCTGTGCCTGCTGTGTGTATTACTGCTGAATATTTCAATATCAAAAAACATGTAAAGTTTTGCAGGCAAAATATGTACTTGCGTGATCTCTATCAATGTCAGTACTGTGGTGATACGTTTCCCTCTCATGAACTCACAATTGACCATGTGATTCCACGCTGCGAAGGCGGTAGGCTAAATTGGGCCAATGCTGTGACCAGTTGCCGAGACTGCAACAGTAAAAAAGGTAGGAAAAAGATCAAACCCATCCGCACCCCATACCAGCCCGATTATTATAACTTAGTGAGTCGTTGGAGAGAGTTTAATCGTAACAGGCGTGATATGAAGCACCCCAGTTGGGCAGCTTACTTACAGATTGGAGAGTTCGCGCCGGATTAGATTGGCTGCTCGCCCGTCATTTTCGTAAGACTGAACCAAAGTTTGAACCAAGCCGGCGTACCAGGCTTGATGTCATGTTTTTTCATTAATTGAGCTTTTTCATTGCCGGTAATACTGATATTGCTGCCAGTTACAGCAGCCCAATTTGGTCGATTACCAATACCAGCCAGTGTGCGTAGTTCTTGGAGCTCGTCCATCACCACTGTCTGCATGACCAATATCTGGCACCAGTACGGGGGCCTGGATCAGTATCGCAGTGATGCCTTGCCCTAAAACTTTTACGATGTCCAGGCAGATGCTTTTTAATTGTCATATTGGGATCACCAAAATTTACTTTGACAATTTTCCCTGTTTTAGGGTTTTTCACATACACGAAAAATTTTTTAGGCCCACCGCGCATAGGTTTACCTAATTTTACTTTGCGCCCATGGTACTCAGCTTCTTCCAGCGATTCCTCAATGACTCCGTAGGCAGCGAAGAACGAGTTACCTGAATAGGTTTCCTCGTCCTCTGTGATTAAATTACCAAAAACTTCTTGTAGTAGCATTATCGTGTAAGCGGGTTATCCCCACGGGCAGCAGCCGCAGGGTGCTGCGCCTTGGGACGGTTTAGATCGCCACCAGTGTTTAGTTGTCTAGACAAAGCAAATGTAGTAGGTTCAGGGCGGGTATTAGCATGAAACTCGTCCTGTGCGCTTTCGTCCATTTCCTCTTGTTGCCCGTGCCCACCAGCTAGCCCACTCAGTGACAACAACTGTGCTAGTTCGTCAGCCATGTCGCCTTCTGCGTTCACTGATAGCGAGCGTGTACCTTCAGTACTGGTATTGGCACTGACAGTCATGCGCCCCTGTTGCTCAGGCTCGGATTGTGCTTGCT